CTTTAATTTCGTCTGGTACTTTTGTGATATCGTATACACAAGGTGCTTTATCAATTGGAATAATATCTGAAACGATTCTACTAAAAGGTGATATAGAGTAGTGATCATTTGGTAGATGTGATTTAGATTGAACAAATGAGCCAATGACTTTTACTGTTTGATTATTTTCTACGTCACAGAAGGGGACATCTTCCAGTTTTCCACGTTTTAGGTTGTTTTCTGATCCCGTAAGCATAGCATGCACGGCCGGGTTAACATGTACTGGATTTCCAAATTTGGAATCAAACGTTAGTGATGTTTCTTGTAGTTTGTGTAGAGAATAGCCATTAATTTCTGGGTCTTCTAATAGGGATATATCTTCAATGATAGTAATTTGAAGTCTTAACATCCATGATTTCTTTCCTTGGAAGCGGTAGCCTCTAATTCTATAATCATCGCCATGTTTAATATATTGGCGGATGTAAGTTTTTCCATTTTGTTCAGGTACTTCAATTGTGATTTGTGATCCTTTTCCCTTGAGAGTTGGTTTGATTGTGTTGAGGTCAATTGATTTCCATGGTCCTACATCTGTATCGACTACGTCGTGACAGAAAGGTAAGAATTGTGTGTGTGAATGTTCAACTGATCCCATTAATTTTCCACTGTTCTTAATAATTCCTCCTGTGAAGTTGGGATTATAACGGATGAAATGAAAAATTTCTTCAGCATAGGTGGTCCATGTAGACATGTGTTCTGAATGCCAAACGGTTTGATGATTTTTACATTTTGGATTGTCGTCATCTTTAATTTGAATTTCGTCATTGCCAAATTTACAACATGATTTTGTTTGTTTCTTTTGTGTTTTCTTTTGTGCCAAAGTGGTCCATTCGTCAATATCTTCTCGAGTAATAACAGAAAGAATGCCTGATGTTTTGGCTCCTTGTCGGTTACCCATGCAATGTATTCCGATGATTTTATTGGAAAGGGCTGATGTAGTTTCAGCGAGATAATATGGTAGTCCACAATCTCCTCCATCTGAAACTTTTATTGCCGTTGTTGCATACATAGCCGATCCGTATTTGCGAAGAGTGCCGTTACCAGTAAACTGGTCGGGTCCGTTATAAAACCAGAATACACTAGAGTGAAATTCTTCGGTTTTGCCAGGGCCAAATCGTTGTAATACGGAATTCCATTCGTCATTTTCATCAAAGTTGTTATTTTTAAGAAAATATTTGCTGATGTCAGGAAAATCTTGTTTTATGGTTGGTACACGCCAAATTGATAAATCTCGTTGATGCACGCGTTGAATTAATTCTGCCTTGTGAAAGCCTTCAATTTCGTCGAGGCCTACATATACTTGTGCTTGAAGACCATTGGTTAAATGACCTACGGTAGCAAATATATTCTTCTTCAAAAATAATCCGTAACATGCATTTGCATCGGGTTCGTCTTTAATAACAGGTGTGTTATCAAATTTAACATATACTTGACACAAGTTGCGTCTAGCTTTAGTGTATGCTTGATCAAAATAGGGTTTTAGTGCTCTAAAATTGTTCATATCACGTAGTTTTAAAACGTCTTCAATTTCGTGTGTTTCATTCGTTTTCTCATCATCTGAATCTTTTGATTTCTTATCATCATCTGATTCATAACTTTTGGATTTTGGTGTTCCACGTTTATTGCGTTTTCGCTGTTTCGTTTTATCATCATCATCTGAATCTTTTGATTTCTTATCGTCATCTGATTCATAACTTTTGGATTTTGGTGTTCCACGTTTATTCCGTTTTCGCTGTTTCCTAGGTTTTCTATAATCTGAATCATCGCTGTCCGTTGAGTCGCTATCGCAATCATTTGAGAAAAATGATTTAATAGCTTTAATAAACAAAACGGTAGTAAGTAAACCTACTACGATCATTACGAGAATTCCAAGTGGATGTTGCACGAATGCGGTAAAGCGGTCTTTAAGGTTTTTGGCCTCTGTTGCCAATCTAAATTTCATTTGAGTTAATGCTTTTTGTTTAGTATAAGCAATTACTCGTAGATCTTCCTTAAATTCTTTTGATTCCAAAAATGAGTTGAGAAATTTAGCTTGTTCAAATGTGAGTTCTTCGCGAATAACGTCTGTAAAGTTATAGTTTACGACTTGTTCCAGTGTGTATACTTTATTTCCCATAATTACGAAGTGATCTATTCCTTCTGTTTTTACATAAGGTCGTGATGTGTCTGCAACTTGTTCGGTAATTTTAACAATTTTCAAAATGTTGTTGTCAAATTCAAATTCTCCAATATCTTTAAAATGTGCATAGAATTTCGTAACAAT